ATTGGAGCAACATTGTTGCCTTCCAATGTTTTCCAACCTGTTTCTTTTTGAACAGGCACATAGAGAGTGGGTTCGTATTTAACTTTGTAGTTACTACGAACCCCATTCTCTACAGCACGAACAAGTAATTGATTACCCCATTGGGCGATATGTGTGTAAAACTTCATTATGTAAATATACCACCATTAGGGGGAAATGTCAAGAGAAAAGGGTGTATTGTGTTTGTTCTTCTTTTGCGAAATACTCATCCAACATTTCTAGTTGGTCATTATACTTTGCCATTTCCATTAGTTCATGTTCTACGGCATCAATAATGTCTGAGTGTTCTCCAATCCCTGCTGGATTGTTTAGATAGACAAGAACATTCGCTTTGTGTTTTGCAATGTGTCCTTCAGCGTGTTTTCTGACTGCATCAAGTAGCATAATTTATTCCTTTCATTAACCATCATCGTCATTTGCTTCAGCCCGTTTAATCCAATCGGACAAAACAAATCGTCTAATAGGATTAACAGACACTTTAAATCTAGTCAATAGTTCTCTGTTGATAAGAACAGTTGACATAGAATCTTTTGTGGATAGTCCAAATGGAACATCCGTGTATAACTTGTTATTGAAACGAACATCCAAATGAACTATTGGGCGTTCATCAATTTTGCCTACATGGGCGGGGTGAGATATTCCCATAAGTTTATTTTCAAACTTCTTACCATCTTTACCCCAAAAAACTTTCTTACCTTTAACTTCTAATTCATCTACTACAAACAGAGATGCCTTAGTTCCATTACCAGTATCAAACTTAGCACGAATTGGGCCGTAACCATCAATATCAATGCGTTCAACATATCCTGCCTCTGTTGGGAAAGAGTGTCTACGGTTCTGTGCAGATGAGATATACTCAATCATCTTCTTTACAATCTCTACTGGTTTTGCTTTGCCTTTGTAATCATTCTCATCAGATTCTTCCATTGTAATATCATACATTCCAAAGTTAGAACCAATGCCTGCACTACCGTTACATTCTAGAATATATATGTTGTTATTAACCAAAGCATGGTCGACACCAACAATATATGAACCCACTGAACGAGCTGCAGCGAGGACTGCCTTGCGTTCTTTTTCAGTAAGTTCATGCGGTTCTGTTGTTGCACCTCTATGTCTATTAGAACGAAAATCATTTTCTGGTCTAATACGTTTTGTAGATGCTAGAATCTTACCATTCATTACGATTGTTCGTATATCGTAATCAAACTTTAAATATTCTTGTATGAGTAGTTCTGCCTTAAACTTCCAAAGAGATTGAATAACAGAAACCATACTTTGAAAATCATTAACAATAGAAACACCAATACCTTGTGTTCCTGTAATTGTTTTGATAATAACTGGAAACTTTCCACCAATCTTTTCGTGGGCGTATTCAATAGATTTTTCGTTAGATACAAGAGATGTTTTGGGAACAGGAATATTGTCTCTTTCAAAAGAGATATAGGATGACATTTTGTTATCACAAGTCATCATACCGTCACGATTGTTAATCATAAATGCACCAGCATTCTCAAAGATACCTAAGATTGCAAGTCCAATCTCATCTTCCAAAACGCCTGCACGAACAAAACAAACTGTTCGACTAGTATCAAATTCTACTTCATTATCATTACCATCTGCATTAGAGATAGTAAGTGTTCCTTTTTCCAAATCATTCTTAGACACCCAAGCGTCCTTGACATTAATAACGTGACATTCCACGCCCATGTCTTTACAAGCAGAATCAATCATATTACTGACCAATTCCTTGTTCTTAGAACGAACTTTTGTCAGAACAGCAACTTGAATGTCTACCTCTTTAAGAGGTTGTTGTTGTTCTGTTACAAATTTAGAAAACGAAACTGCCATTTACTGGTCTCTCTTTTTACCAATATTGTATTTTGTCTCCAATTCCCACTCATCCTTCTCTTTAAAAGCGATTACTTTAATTTGGGAAAGCGGTGCTTTGGGTTCAGCTTCTCCAACTATTTCAATCAACCCCCAATCACCAAGTAATCCAGCAATTGAGTTGCGTCTTGAAATATCGTTTTCGTTTAGATTGGTTTCTTTGCCATCAAGTGCAAAGAGTTCCTTGAAATGGACAATGTAATATTTGCCTTGTTTATGTAGGATATGACAAGACTGATATAATTTTTTTTCTTTACGAGATGCTACTCCGATGCGAGATAGCGTCTCCCGAACCTTTAGGAAGTCATCTGGTTCTTTTAGTTTTACTTCCAGCATCCTTTCAGGCTGCCAAGCGATTTCATTCATTTTCTTCCACCTTTATTCAAACTATTTTTTATAGTAGTTATTTGTTCATTATCAAGTATTTTCAGAGCAGCCTTAGCCTTCTGATTACTATAACCATAATACTCTTTTACATACTCTAAATCTTTCAACTTATCTGCCTTTACCCAAGGCGCAAATCGTTTCTTAGACCTAATAGTATTTAGTAAAAAGTCATATTGTAGTTTGTTGTCAAGGTGATGACGCATATTCATTTCATTAACCAACATAATAGTGTCTGAGAAAGGTGCTAGACACTTGTTAATAATAAATGATGAATATTTCTTTTCCCACATAGGATCATCTGAATCCATCAGATTTTCCTTTGTTTCATTGATAGACTTTAGATAGTCTTTTAGTTCATAACTCATTTGAAATTCACCTGTGTCAAAATCTCCATCATATATGCAAGCATATTGATTTCTTGATCAGCGACAAAGGCGGATTTGTAAGAGTAGTCTGCTGTTGATAACACAAGGTGAGGAACACTTTGTGGTTGGACTTCTTCATACAGAGCATCATAGACTTTACGATACACACGAGATGGATCGTTGTCTAGATTATTTGCAACCCACTTACGAATAGACTTGAAGTCTTTCTCTTTAAGGAAAGTAACCAAGTCCTTCATATTCGTTTCTGAGATGTTGACAAGAACTCCAGCGTCAATCATACCAGAAGCAGAATACCTCTGAAGTTCATTAAGAACCCTTCTCCAATCTGGGAAGTGTTTCTCAACAACACCAGCAACAGCCTTAGGTTCAAACTGAACCCCTTCAGATTTCAAGATATCTTGAACTCTTTTATAGAATTGTCCGGCAAGTGATGGTTTTTCAGAGGATGGAATACGAAACTCTACAACAGAGCATCGACTGTGCAAAGGGTCGATGATACGGTTCTTGAAGTTACAGGTTAAAATAAACCCACAGTTCTTATGGAACTCTTCAATAAATCCACGCAAAGCGGGTTGTGTGGATTGAGGATTCAGATAATCTGCCTCATCAAGAATCACAAACTTACGATTACCATCCATAGAGACAGTAGACGCAAAGTTCTTAATCTTGTTTCGCAGAACGTCAATTCCCGATTCCTCTGAACCGTTAATCATCATATAAGTAGCACCAAGTTCCTCAAGCATTGCTTTTGCAACTGTGGTTTTACCTACACCAGGCCCACCCGATAGTAGAAGATTTGGAATATGTCCTTCATCTACAAAGGTCTGGAAAGTCTTTTTTAAATCATCAGTAAGAATACACTCACTGATTTTGGATGGACGATATTTCTCCACCCAAAGCATCACATCATTCATAATATATTCCTTCTAGTTTAACGTAACATTAATGAGTCATTAAGTGATTTAATGACTTGTTTATGATACATTATGCGGCTTCAAGTGCAATAAAGTATTCAATTGGTTTATTCACATTAGTAAAATGCGAGATACCTTTTGAAGATACTTCTACCTTGTAGTCACCAGAAAGAAGTTTTAGGTTTTCAACCTTAAAGAAGTATGTGAAATCAGTTGGTGAGTTTTCACCGACTGTGATACTGAAGTCATTGGATGTATCGTTCTTTCTGTCAGTAACAGTCAAGTCGATTGCACCACCAGCAGTTCCTTTAAGAACTACATCAGGCACACCAAGGACAGCAGACGCCTTCAAGATTTGATTGAAAGTATCCTGTGTGAAAGTAAACTCCACATCAACTGAAGGCATAGTGATTTCAGTTTTAGGAGCAGTGACAATAGATGGGTCACTGAAGAAATAGTTCAATGAACTACCACCACCTTCTTCTTTTAGTTTTACCTCTTTATCAGTAAAATCCAAAGTTGGATCTTTGAAAAGAGATAGTGCAGATAGGAATTCATTCAAATCATAGATTGCGAATTCTGTGTTGAACGTATCTGGAATAGTTGCTTTCGATACAATGTTCTTCATTGCAGACATTGTGTTTATCACATTACCATTTTTTACCAGTAGATTCTGGTTAATGGTAGAAAAGTTCTTTAGAACTTCTCTGGTTTCATTACTAAGTTTCATCAATTATTCTCCGTTGTGTCATGATTATGTAGAGCCATTATACCATAATGGATCACCTTTAGCAAGTCATTTCTGTTCTTGCCATCCTTTTTTCCGTATCTTTGGGAATACTTCAAAATATTACCGATACAAAAACCTTCTCCATGGCCCGAGTCCATGATAAATTCTGTTGCTTGAAATCTGTTGTGGGAATAATGTGCAGAGTAAGTTTTATCAATATACTCTTGCAACTCTTTGAGGATTCTATCCTCTGAATATTTGTAGTCAATCTTTTTCACAATTTACATCCTATAGTAGTGATGGGGGGATTACCCCCCATCCAAAGTAGAGACTTAGTTAGAGTAA